TCTTGCAGGCTGGGCAGGTCAAGGACGTGCAGTTCTACGTGGACCACGTGCGTGAGATCGTGGCCTCCACCGGTGGCGAGCTGCAGGTAGAGCAGCGCCTGCCCATCGGCTGGATGACCGGCGAGGAGGGCGCCCACGGCACGGCTGACGCTGTGATCGTGACGCCCGACGAGCTGATCATCGTGGACGCGAAGTTCGGGTTTAAGGAGGTTGACGCCGACGAGAACCCGCAGCTCATGATCTACGCGGCAGCGGCATGGGACGAGCTGAAGGTGGCCTACGACTTCCAGCGCGTGCGTGTCGTCATCAGCCAGCCACGCCTGTTGGCCAAGCCGGAGTTCACTTTCAGCACGGTTGATCTGCAAGCGTTCATCATCAAGGTGGACTTCGCGGCGGAGTACACGCGGTACCAAACCGAAAAGTACGTGCCGTCCAGCAAGGCCTGCCAATGGTGCCGCGCCAAGGCGATCTGCCCGGCCCTGCGTGAGCAGGCGCTGGCCGACTTTGATGAGGTGGTGCCCGAGACGGCGCACGAGGACGATCTGGCGCGTGTCATGGCCAACGCCAACCTGATCGAGGACTGGATCAAGGCCGTGCGTGCGGAGGTCGAGCGGCGCCTGCTGGGCGGCATCCCGGTGCCCGGCTACAAGCTGGTGCAGGGCAAGAAGGGCAACCGGGCGTGGGCCGACCCTGAGACAGCAGAGGCCGCACTCAAGGCCATGCGCATCAAGCACGACCAGATGTACGACTACAAGCTGGCCAGCCCCACCAGCATCGAGAAGCTGGCCAAGGCCGACGAGATTGGGCCACGCCAGTGGACCAAGATTCAGGCCCTGATCACCCAAAGCGACGGACAGCCATCGGTGGCGCCCGTATCCGACAAGCGTCCTGCACTGGTCACGTCAGTGGATGCCTCTGAGTTTTCCGACGTGACAGACCTTTAACCTCTGAAAGACCATCATGGAAATCATCATCAAAAACGTGCGCCTGTCGTACCCCACCCTGTTCACCGCCAAGGAGTTCAAAGCCGGTGACGGCAAGCCCCGTTGGAGCGCGGCGTTCATCATCGAGCCAGACAGCGACAACGACAAGCACATCCGCGCCGCCATCGAGGCCGAGGCCAAGACCATCTGGGGTGTGAAGTCTGCTGCTATGCTCAAGGGTATGGCAGGGCAGTCCAACAAATACTGCTACACCGACGGCAACACCAAGGCCAACGAGGAGTACCAAGGTAAGATGGTGCTGGCCACGCACCGCTCGGCCAAGCTCACCCGCCCGGTGATCATCGACAAGGACAAGAGCCCGCTGATCGGCGACACCAACCGCCCATACGGTGGCTGCTACGTCAACGCCAAGGTCGAGATTTACTGCCAGACCGGCGAGAACTCAGGCGTGCGCGCCAGCTTCTCGGTGATCCAGTTCTACAAGGACGGCGAGCCGTTCTCGGCCAGCGTGCCTTCGACCGACGGCTTCGACGTCATCGAGTCGGACGACATGGACGAAATGGACTTGGTCTGATTTTCGGGGGGAAAGCGGATGCTGGACGGATGACTGAGTACCCCGGACGGACGCAGCGAGTACCCCCACCTACACATATTGGAGATATACACATGAGCGCTATGAAAGAAGAACTGTTGACTATGGTTGAGGCCGTAGATTGGGTTTTTGGGGAGGGCTACGCCAAGAAGAATCCCGAGCTGGTGGGACGCATGATCCAAGCCGAGTATGTTGGGCTGGCCATATCCACTTTAGGAGACGCCGTAAACATCTTGCTGGGCGTAGAAGAAACTATTCATTCGCAATAAAACCCTTCGCGCTACACATCCACATGCGAACGCTCTACCTTGACTTGGAGACCTACTCTGAGACCCCCATAACGCACGGCACCCATGCCTATGCCGCGGCTGCAGAGATCCTGTTAGCGGCATGGGCATGGGATGACGGGCCGGTGCAGGTGACAGATCTCACCATGCCCCACGTGCTCCCATGGTACGTCGTGGACGGCTTCAACAACCCCGACGTCGAGGTGGTGGTCCACAACTCCCACTTCGACCGCACGGTGCTCCGGCACGTCTGGGGCATCAACATCCCCACCGAGCGCATCCATGACACCATGATCCAAGCCATGGCGCACAGCCTGCCCGGTAGCCTTGCCATGCTCTGCGAGGTGCTGGGCCTGCCCTCCGACAAGGCCAAGGACAAGGACGGCAAGCGGCTGATCCAGCTATTTTGCAAGCCGCTGCCCATGAACCGCAGGCTGCGCCGCGCCACCCGCGAGACGCACCCAGCCGAGTGGGAGCGTTTCAAGGCCTACGCCGCCAGCGACATCGAGGCCATGCGCGAGGTCAAGAAGCGCATGCCCATGCTCAACTTCACGCCCGCAGAGCGCGAGCTGTGGCAGCTCGACCAGCGCATCAACGACAGGGGCGTGGCCATCGACCTCAAGCTGGTGGACTCGGCCATCGACGCGATATACGCCGCCCGGCACGAGCTGGCGGACCGCACGCGGGCGCTGACCGACGGCAGCGTGTCAAGTACCACGCTCAACGAGGTCTTCCGGCTGCACCTGTTCGAGGCCTTCGGGATCGACCTGCCCGACCTGCAGATGGCGACCCTTGAGAAGGCGTTGGCCTCCGCCGACATGAACCCGGCCATGCGCGAGCTGCTGCTGATCCGGTTACAGGCCAGCAGCACCAGCACGGCCAAGTACCGGGTGCTGAGGAACGGCACCAGCAAGGACGGGCGCCTGCGCGGGCTGTTGCAGTTCTGCGGCGCCATCCGCACCGGGCGCTGGGCTGGGCGGCTGTTCCAGCCCCAGAACCTGCCCCGGCCCACGCTCAAGCAGAAGGCGATCGACGCGGGCATCGAGGCGCTGCGCGCTGGGTGCGCGCACTTGACCACCGACAACGTCATGGAGCTGGTGAGCTCGGCCATCCGCAGCTGCATCGTGGCGGCGGACGGGCAGAAACTAGTTGTTGCCGACTTATCGAACATCGAGGGCCGGGTCCAGAGCTGGCTGGCCAACGAGGAATGGAAGCTCCAAGCCTTTCGCGACTTCGACGCGAAGACCGGCCCGGACCTGTACAAGCTGGCCTACGCAAAATCTTTTGGGATACCGGTTAGTTCCGTTACAGATGAATTGCGACAGCGAGGAAAAGTCATGGAATTAGCTTGTTTTGGGGAGAACACCCCCATACTAACCAATAGTGGTATAAAATACCTACATTCAGTTACTACGGAGGATATGTTATGGGACGGAAAGCAGTGGGTTCAACATCAGGGGCTGATACCGAAGGGCCTTCGACCGACGTTAAACCTCGCCGGTATAGAAGTAACACCGGATCATTTGATCAAAACAGGAGCAACATGGACGCAGGCGCAGCAACTCGCTTTGAACGAAAGCATTCTCCGCCAAGCGTTGGAGACAGGTTCGGAGAGCTTACCGTCTTGGGTATCGAACGACGCATCATGGGTGCAAACGCCCAAGACATGGTTCGGGTTCAATGCTCCTGTATGGCTGAACCACATCTGGTATATGGATACAACTTGCGAAAAGGGGCTAGTACCCGATGCAGCAATTGTGCTAAAAAGCAAGCGGGCCATTGGCGTAAAACATTTTTTAAGTATGCCGACGCCTGCCCAGATGATGACCACCGCAGGCGATTACTCAATAGATTATCCGCATGCAACACCCGGTGTCACAACCCGACCAGCAAGCAATACCACTCCTACGGTGGCAGAGGAATTCATGTTTGGCCACTATGGCGGAAAGACAAAGCCTCTTTTTTGCGATACGTTGTTACCCTTGAAGGTTGGGATAACCCGGCTTTCGACATGGATAGGATCGACGTCAATAAAGGCTATGAACCGGGTAACCTGCGCTTTATACCTTTGGGGGAAAACCGAGGGAGGAATAAACGCACCGTCAGGGAAATGCAACAACGAATACTTGACCTTGAGGCCCGTATTCGACATCTTGAACAGCGGCCCGAATAACCGATTTACCGTGATGACGAACCGGGGGCCCTTGCTAGTACACAACTGTGGATATGAAGGCGGCGTGGGCGCGTTTGCGACCTTTGCCGGGGCCTTCAACATTAACCTAGACGACTTGGCCGACAAGGTGCTGCTAGACGCGCCCGAGGCGCTGGTGGCCAAGGCCGACGACTTCCTGACGTGGTTCAAGAAGGAGAAGCGCTCGCGCTACGGGCTGTCCGACGACGCCTTCGTGGCTTGCGACGTCTTGAAGCGCATGTGGCGCGACGCACACCCCAACATCGCCGGGTACTGGCACAAGCTCAAGGACGTGGCCGCGCGGGCGATAGCCAACCGGGGCAACACCTTCAACGAGCTGGGGCTGCGGGTACGGGCCACCAAGAGCTGGCTGGTGGTGGGCATGCCCTCGGGCCGCTCGCTGTGCTACCCGTCGCCCCGGATCGGCGAGGACGGCGCCCTGAGTTACATGGGCATCGACCAGTACACCCGCAAGTGGACCCGCATCCACACCCACGGCGGCAAGCTCTTTGAGAACCTGTGCCAAGCCGTGGCCCGCGACATCATGGCGGCCAACATGCCCCTGATCGAGGAGGCGGGCTACAAGATCGTTTTAAGCGTACACGATGAACTTGTAACGGAAACCCCTGATGAGCCGCAGTACAACGCTGAACATTTATCAAAATTGTTGGCCGCTAATCCCATATGGGCACCCGACATCCCGCTGGCTGCAGCGGGCTTTGAGACATACCGATACAGGAAGGGCTGATATGAGAGAGTCAGAGATTGAGAAATACTTGGTCAAGCAGGTAAAAGAATGCGGCGGCGAGGTCCGCAAGGTCAAGTGGCTGGGCCGCAATGGCGCGCCCGACCGCTTGGTGATGCTCAAGGGCATCCACAACCACGCCGTCTGGGTGGAACTCAAGGCGCCCGGTCTGGCCGCCCTGTTCCCCCACACACCCCACGAGCGCCAGCAGCACCGGGAGCACGAGCGCATGCGGGCCATGGGCCAGCGCGTGGTGGTGATCGACAGCTTCGAGGGCGTGGACGCACTGCTGCCATGAGACAAGAATTCACCCCCCGCCCGTATCAGGGCATGATCATCGACCACATCCTAGACACCCCGCGCTGCGCGATCTGGGCGGGCATGGGCACCGGCAAGACCGTGGCCACCCTGACGGCCATCGACACGCTCCAGATGGTCGAGGACGGCCCCGTGCTGGTCGTGGCGCCCCTGCGGGTGGCCAACGACACGTGGCCCAACGAGGTCCTGAAGTGGAAGCACCTGCGCGGCATGAACGTGTCCGTCATCACCGGCGTGGAGCGGGAGCGGATAGCCGCCATCAAGACGCCCGCGCAGGTCTATGTCACCAACTATGAGCAGCTCGTCTGGCTGGTGGAGTATTGGGGCGACCGGTGGCCCTACGCCACCGTGGTGCTGGACGAGTCCACCAAGGTCAAAAACTTCCGGCTACGCCAAGGCGGCAAGCGCGCCCAAGCCTTGGGCAGCATTGCCCACACCCGCATCAAGCGGCTGATTGAGCTCACCGGCACCCCGGCCAGCAACGGCCTCAAAGACCTGTGGGGCCAGTCATGGTTCCTCGACGCAGGCACCCGGCTGGGCCGCACCTACACCGCCTTCAGCCAGCGCTGGTTCCAGCAGGGCTACGACGGCTTTAGCTTGGTGCCTGTACCGGCGGCCCAGACCGAGATTCAGGACCGGCTGCGCGACGTGTGCCTGACCATCGAGGCCAAGGACTGGTTTGACCTGCACGAGCCCATCGTCAATGACATCATGGTGGACCTGCCGCCCAAGGCGCGCAAGCACTACCGGGAGATGGAGGACGCCATGTACACCGAGCTGGAGGGCATCGAGGTCGAGGCCTTCAACGCGGCGGCCAAGACCATCAAGTGCCTGCAGCTCGCCGCTGGCGCGGCCTACACCGACGACACCCGTAAGAACTGGACGGAGACCCACAAGGTCAAGCTCGAAGCCTTGGAGTCGATCATTGAGGAGGCCGCAGGCATGCCGGTGCTGGTGGCCTACAACTTCAAGAGCGACTTGGCGCGGCTGCTCAAGGCCTTCCCGCAGGGGCGGCATCTGGACAAGAGCCCCGGCACGATCAAGGACTGGAACGCGGGCAAGATACCGGTGATGTTCGCCCACCCGGCCAGCGCGGGCCACGGCCTGAACCTGCAGGACGGCGGCAACATCTTGGTGTTCTTCTCGCCCAACTTCAATTTGGAAGAGCACCTGCAGATCATCGAGCGGATCGGCCCCACCCGGCAGCTACAGGCGGGCTACGACCGCCCGGTCTTTATCCACCGGATAATCGCCCGCGACACCGTGGACGAGCTGGTGCTGGAGCGCCTTACCACCAAGCGCAGGGTGCAAGACATCTTGCTGGACAGCATGAAACGAAGGAAAACGAAGAATGCCAAGAACTGATTTTTCGAGTTGGAAGCACGAGACTCTGGTGCGTCTTGCTGATGAGCTGGACGCCGACAACAAGCGGCTGCGGGACGACAACAAGATGCTGCTGGCCGCGTGGCGGCTGGCGGTCACCGAAAAATGTCGGGCCGAAGCTCTTGCCGGGTCACCAGCCCCTGCGTCGCTTCCTCAATCTTCAGCGCCAGCATGGGCGAAGGCTGACGGGTCCCAGCAATGAGCAGGGCCATCCACGTGGGGGTGATCTTGAGGTGCTCGGCCATCTCTCCCTTGGCGCCTCGCACATCCGAGCTAAAGTATTCTTGCAGCGTCATGCCTGCATTATAATCAAACCTCAAGTTACACCAACAGGAACCAACATGCTTACTGAAAACGACTTCAAGGCCATCCTCATGGACTGCAAGTGCCAGTCACCCGACTCGCCCATCGACCCCAACGGCCTGTACACCGACAACCTCGACATCAACGAGTTCGGGCGCAAGGTCGAGGAGAAAGTGGCCCTGCTGTACGCCCGCAAGGAGCGCGCGCTGTGCATCGAGTTCGTCCAGTCCATCAACCCCTTGGTGGCGCTGGCGCTCACCGAAAAGCGGGGTGGGATGTGACCCGCATCATTAACATTTGCTGGATGGTTTTAGTGGTGCTGGCGCTTCTTGAAATATTCCCGCAATTACGGCTTTTGTAGGGCGGAGAAAGCGGGTTCTTCGCCCTCTCCTTGCCCCAACATCATCCGCATAGTGTCCGGCATAACGTCGCGCATCTTCATGGCTCGTGCAATGTCTTCCCGGTGCTTTACGGCGTAGGGTATTTGGGCGGCTTGGCCCAAGCCACCCAAAACGGGTTTCCCAAACATAGATGCCAACCCCCCAGCAAGACTGAGCTTCTCTGTCCAATCTGGGCTAACACCCGCGCGGTAGTTGTTGTACATATTAACGGCTTGAGCGCCTGTTTCTAAGCCCCCGAGGCCGCCTAAAGCAACCTTCCCTACCCCGGCCCTGAGCCCAGCATTTTTATAGTTTCTCTGCGCGGCTGAATATGCTTTTAGCGCGACCTCTTGGTCGGCTAAAGTTTTGGCCGCAGCAGAACGTTCTGCCGCTGCGGTATCCGCCTGTTTTTTGGCATTTAAGGCAGCGAGCGTGGATTCGTTTAGTTGGGTTTGGCGCGCATGCTCCTGCCGCAGCCGTTCCGCCTCTTCGGCTGCGGCTGTTTGCTTACCTTGGTTTAATTCAACGGCTACGTGGGGAGGCACCGCTATGCGGCTATTGGCCAAAGTAACCAGAGGCCCAGCCTGTTCCACCGCCGCCCGGGGGTCTAACCCCGCTGAACCAAGCCTTTCTCGGTTTAAGCTGGTGACATCCGCTTTCCGGGAAGTCTCATCGTTGTGCGTAAATTCCCGAGAAACTCCCGGCGTACTAAGCGTGTCGGAATTCCCACCACTGAAAAGACGGTTTATTTGCTCTTCCGAAAACCCAGCATAATTTGCCTTTGGATCACCTGTTAGTTGCCGCAACCTAGCGTTCAGCGCCTCATCCATCAAGCGCTGGCGCTCGGTAACCTCAGCGATACGGGTGTCCACCAGACTTGGGCCAGCGGGCGGCGCGGGTGTGGGTGGCGCCGCAGCAGGGGGCATAACAGGTGGCGCGGAAGAAGAAGAGTACACACCCTCACCCGCTTGTAACAGCCCGTTTCCTAACGTCCGGCCGGTGTGCTGGGCGTAGGCTCCCGCTGCCGCCGCTCCCAACGCCGCTGTCTCAGGGGAAGGCATTAAATTGCCGCTTTCATCCTTGCTACCTTCAGATTTTTTTCGGAGAGCGGCGTAGACATCTACTACGTCTTTTGGAAGAACGTGCTCTTCTCCCTGCTCCGTGTTAACGGTGGGTCTTGCACCATTTAAGTATGCGTTGGCTTCGGCGTCAGCTTCTTTTAAGAGTGCGGCTTTTTGATCTTCGTCCATGGTAATCCCCTATTATTCTCCGTTAAAAGCTTTATTGTGGGCTCTATTTATAAGATCGTATTTATGCTCCAACTTAAACATTGCAGGGGATTGTTGCCGTATCGTGTAGTGGGGCGCGTAATAACTACTAACTTTGGGAAGCTCTTTATCAAAAATATCAGCAGCTTCTTTCGCCATGTGCAAGTTTGCTGCATTTTTATTGGCGGCTAAAAACAAAGCGCCGGGGGTTTGTTTTAACCCAATCTCTTGTTGCATCTGTGCGCCAAACTTATCAATACCCGCTTTTTCAGGATCAACTCCCCGTTGTTTCATATTGAAGTACGCGCTTGTTGCCGCACTTTGGGCCATGGCATCAAAAAGTGTTCGCTGGTTTGGGCTTAAAGATGCAATTAGTCCGCTTTCCACAGGTATAGACACGTTTACCGCAAATGGTCCGTTAAAAGAAACTCCTAGACCTTGGTTAACCATGGCCGCAAGGCCACCGGCCTTACGAACTAAGTCCATTACTGTTTCAACATCTTTAGGATTTTTCTTAAATTGGTCGATTATAAAATTATTAGCGTCATCTGCTATTTTATACTGTATCGGTTGCGAAACAGATTTAACTGCGTTGTAGTAGTTTTCATCATTTGCATTTGCTTTTGCGGCATTAGCTTGAGTTGTGGCATTTTCTTTTATCTGTGTTGCCGTCATGGGGTTGGCATGCGGCAGCGCATATTTATCCTCGTATTTAACTTCCATGGGCGATGTCGCCGCAGGAGCGGGCGCCTTGGCTGTCGCGGGAGCTGCCGCAAGAGTGGGCGCTTTGGCTGTTGCGGAATCCGTAGGAGTAGAGCTTAAAGTACCTTGGTTATTTACGGCATCAACAAAAGTCGCAAGCCCCGCTGGGTTTTCTTTTCTCAACCGCTCGATGTTTTTATTCCAAGATTCTTCCCCGGCATCTGTCCCCATTATTGGGCGCCATTTAAAACCCTCAAGCATTTTGTTCACAGAAGTGTTAACTGCAACTTTTTGTTCGGGTGTTAAATTGCTGTATGTCAAATCGGCTTTCGGGTCAAGGGGTTTGAAAGCAACAGGGGCAGCAGCAGCGGCAACAGGGGCAGCAGCAGCGGCAACAGGGGCAGCGGCAGAAAGAGCAGCGGCAGGCGCAGGAGAGACAATATCAGCACCGGCGGTTCCGGGGACAGTTGGCTTGGGACGTTCTTGTCTGCGAGCGTATATATCTGCAAGGCCTTGGTTATACTGCTCTTCCGTAATCATATTTTGCTTGCGGCGTTCCACAAGCATATTTCTATCTTCTGTCATTTGAGCAGTCAGAAGCTGCTGAGCAGTCGTATCCAAAGCCCGGTCTTTTTGTTTTGTATCAATCATCTTCCCAACGGACTCCGCCAAGTCGGGCGCACCCAAAGACGATAGCTGCGCTTGCAACGCAGGCAGTTTTTCAGGTGGGAAATTTCCAGTTTGGGCAGCGGTAAATGCTCTGGCAGCCGCTTCACGATTTTGACGTTGAGCTTGCAAAGCACCAACTTGGGCGCGTACATTGAACAGTGGTATCTGGTTGGCGCGTTGTTGTTCTTGCCAACTACCTAGTTCTTGCGCAGCGCTGCCCAAGGACGCAGCAAAGCCACCCAGTTGGGGCTTGAAGAAGCCTGCGGCTACGTTAAACCAGTTTGGGTTGGCGTAACGCTGCTCCAATGCCGTTTGCGCATCCTCAAGGTTAGCTTGAAGGGCATCTTGGGAATTTGCGCCGGGGCCTACCACGGGCCTGCCCGCCAAGGCAGTCAGGCCGGAGGTCACATCATTTGCGGAAGTTTTATCTGCCATGATTTATTCCTTACGGTAAGTACGCGGCATCCGCCGCATCAGCGGCCATTTGCGTTGGGTACCAGTTGCCGTCTGCCGCTTGGAAACTACCGCCTCCACTGTTGCCACTGTTCCCGCCGTATCCTGCAAGATACGCTGTATCCGCCGCACCAGCAGCGGCTTGTGTTGGGTACCAAGTGCCATCAGCCGATTGGTAAGAATTATTTGCTGTTTGAATTGAGCTTCCCCCTCCACCGCCTAAACCGATGCCGTTCAAGATATTTTGCCAAGGCGTCGAGCCGCTGGCATTTTTGGTGTTCAATCCCACGCCCAAGCTGCCCAAGCCCGCGATAGCCGACAGCGGCGACCCGGTGGCTTGCGTGGTGACGGTGGTGGGCAACTGCGCGCCTGACATGATGCTAGCCTGCTTGCCGAGGATGTCCAGCGGCGCCAGCGCCTTGTTCTGGGCGATGGTCTGCTGCTGTCCACCAAGGGTGGCCAAGGCGTTTACATCGGTAAGGCCTTGCGTCTGCTGCTGGTTGGCCAGCGCGGCCTGCGCCGTGCCGATGTCACGCTGCAATTGGCCTTGCTGCGCGGCCATGTTGCCCGCCACTTGGCCAGCGGTGGTCTGGTTGGTGTTGAACTGGTTCTGCAGGGTGCCAGCGGTGCTACCGGCCTGTATCTGCGCCGCGCGCTGGGCCTGAGCTGCTGCCAGCGCTTGGGCGTAGCCCGACTGCAATGCCGTAGACTGCTGTCCCAAGGCGCCGATGTCGGCGTTGGAGATGCCCAAGGCCAAGGCGTTGGCGCCGCGCTGCGAGCCGAACTGGCCGCCGCCCACCGCGCCTGCGGTGATGCCGGGAGACAAGTTCTGCTGGATGTTCTGCTGGTTCGCAAGCCTGATCTGGTCCACCACGTTCTGGGTGTACGGGTTCATGTAATCGGCCACCAAAGGGGCCGCGCTGCTCGTTCCCGAGGTCAGGTAGGGGTTAGCCTGCGTCAGGCCGCTGGTGGTCGTTCCGGCGGTCAGGTATGGGTTAGCGGCCCCGGTAATGTCCGTGGCGCCTGCTTGCTGGAAGGTCTGGCCAGCTTGGGCCAAGCCGGGTTCGTAGCTGCCGACATTGGCGGCTACGCCCGTAAAGGCTTGGTTCTGAAGCGCCGTGGGGTCCCATGCGGCGGTAGGTACAGCGGCACCGGCGGCGGTGCCTTTCTGCGCCAGATTGGACAGGTAGTCGGTGTAATACTGCGGGGTGGTCGTCGCTGTTGTCTGCGACGATTGGGTTAGATCAGCCACGATTAGGTCCTTTCGACAAGACGATTGGCCTTGCGGATGTTATCAAGCCAAGGTATTACTTGCAAGTTGATGGGCGTATGTAGCCCAGAAACCGTTTTGCCTTGTAGGGGATAGATGTGGTCTACGTGCCAAGAAAATCCAAGCATTTTTGAACGCAACGCGGCTATATCATACGCCTGTTCCATCATCCACAGATCGTCTTCAGTTAGCCAATTCGGCGTGCGTTGCAGCAAAGCCGCGCGACGTTTAGCACCATGCGCGTTTACCTTACCGGGATTTTCAATTTTCCAGCGTTGTTTTACTACTTGAGTATTAGCATGCTGGGGATTAGCCGTTCTCCAGATAGCAGCTCTTTTACGCGATTTTTCTAGCCGAAGTTTCCGTTGTTCCGTTGTTTCATTTGCACGATTTGTGCGTGCTTTTTCAGCAAGTACTTGCCGATTAGCACGACAGTATTTAAGGGCCATCTTTCTAAAGGGCTCGGGATTAGCAATATACCGTTCTTGCCCCTTTACCTTGCGGCAGGCAATACACGTGCCTGTATCTGTAATTCGCTCAACTAGATGGCCCCGCTTGCAAGCGACGCCACTGAAGTATGTTTTGGCGCCCGTCTGCTGCGCTGCCCAACGTGGTCCTTTTGCCGACATTACTTCACACCTTTAAGGTACTTGCGTGCGTCCATCAAATACTGCTCTGGAGTCTTTGATTTGGGTGGGATGGAATCCAATGGAGAATTCCTCTTATGCGCGCGAATGGCTTCTCGCATCGCATCAAGCATTTTAGCACCGGCTTTATTGGAGCCGTTGCCAAAATCCGCTACGGTTTGGGCATCAAAAACGTACTCACCGTCAGCGAGCATAGCGGGAATATCATCACTTTGTCCATCACCTTTTCCCTCCACATATTTACCCCCGACGCCTTCCAATCCCCCGGTACGGAACAGCGGGGTACCGTTGTAGTTGGGGTGGGTATGGTCATCGGGCTGGCCGCCCTCGGCCAGTTTCATGCCACGGGACTGCAGCAGGGCCGCGAGCTGGGGCAGCACCTTGGGGGCGTACGTGCCTCCCATTTGGCCTTGTTGCAGCAGCTTGGGGCTGGCCACCTTGCTGTCGAAGCCGATGGCGCCTAGCTGCTTCAGCGCGGACATTACGTCGCTGTTGTCCGGCTGGCCGCCTTCGGCCAAGTGCACCAGCCCGCCGTGCGCGTACATCGGCTGCTGGGGCTGCTGGAAAGGTTGCGACTCCAACTGCGCGATGTTCAGCGTCTCGGGGTTCACGTCGTTTACGTAGTCATATAACGACGCCGTAGATGGCGTAGGCGTCAGTGAGTCGTAGAGTTGCTTGAGTTGGTGCATAGACATAGTGGTTCCCATCTGTCCTGTTTTCAGTAACTTACCCGGAATGGCGGCTTGGTCGGTGTAACTGACGGTCGGCAAATTACCCGTAGGTGCAGTTGAGGTTGTCGTAGTGGGCGTCGTCACCGTGGGGGACGTGATGACGGGCTTCACTACCGGCAAGGGCGACGCGGGTACGTCCGGGGACGGCGCGACCACCTCGGGTATCGGCGCGGGGGCCGGAGTGTCGATTACATCCAAAGGCAGCAGAGGATCGTAGATCGTTACGTCACTGGGTTCTCTTTTACCGGTAATATCTACGGGGGCTAATTGCGTACCGCCGGGGTACACCGGATCAACGCCCGCTGCGGCAGCTTGCTCTTGGAGAGTAAGCATACCCTCAGCAGCCTGCGCGGCACCGACCGAATCCGGACTCAGGCCCGATGCTACGGCCTCATTTGCGGACTTGGTGAGATTATCGGCCGCAGCCGTTGCACCGGTCAAGTCGGCCACGTTGGGAGTACCGTAAGCGGCAGCTTCCTGCGTTGGTGTCAGAGAAGTATCCGCTGCCGCTTGGGCACCCAGCGCGCCGGGGGACATGCCCGAGGCGACAGCCTCGTTGCCTAGTGCCGTGGGCAAGGACCCCGTATCGCCTGCCCCAGCAGCCAACAGATCGGCGGCAGAAGTGAGACTCGTTGCTGCATCGGCGGACCCCGGCGAACTACCTGCGGTAAGGGCGGCCTGATTGGCCGAAGGCGTCTCCACCGGCAGGGGCGAAGGCGTCTCTCCCGGCGGGGCCGATATAGTGTCCAAGGGTGATGTAACTTCAGGCAAACTGACGCCAACAGCGGCGGCTTGTTGCGCATCCGTCATGTCAGTGGGCGCGGTAGTTCCAGAAGGCAAGGCTCCCGGAGCATTACCCCCCGCTACCGCCTGATTGGCGGAGACACCGGTTGCCTCAGAAGCGGTTCCAGACAATGGAACAAAATCAGACACCATGCCAGTGTCTGCGGCGGCAGTTTGTGTCGAGTCCCCGCCCTGCATGCTGGTGACAGGCGCGTGCCAATCCATCACGGTTGACAGCGCGGTGTTCGGGTCTACTCCCGACGCCACTAGGGAGTTGAAGTCTTTTTCAGCGGCAGCGGCAGCGGATACGGTGGACACAGGCTGGGCAGCAGCTTGGTCAGCGGCAACTTGGTCAGCGGCAACTTGGTCAGCAGCGGCTTTCTCTGTGGCAGCTTGGTCAGCAGCAGCAGCTTGGTCAGCAGCAGCAGATTGATCAGCGGCCACGGCGGCATCGTGGGTGCTTTGTAAATCTGCAACCACAGCCGGGTGTAAAACATCCCCCGCAGTATTCAGCACGTCCTTGGTGGCTTGCTGTATGGCCGTGTTCACCATCGACTTCGTACCGTCGCCAGTGGCGATGGTGCCCGCGATACCCGAAATGGCTATTTTCTTTATTTCTGGGGGTATGCTGGGATCGTTTAGGCCGGGGGTGTTGGCAACAATGTCTTTTGAGGCTGAAGTGACGATAGAACCAGTGGCCGCTTGGATAGCCGAATTCACGATTTGGTCTGGAGTTTTTCCGGTGAGCACCCCCGACGCAATGTTGTCGCCCATTCCCGTTACTGCGGAAGCAATTGTCGGGTTACTGATGGCACTTTTGACATCCGCTGCTATCTCAGGGGCGATGACTTGTGACATCGTGAGGCTGACCACAGCATTTTCCAGCGCGGTATCCGGGGGCGCACCCTGCGCGATAGACAAGGTGGTGCTGGCTACCGTGGTGCCAACTGCGGTAGCAGTAGCTGTTGCAGCGGCGGCAGCGGCCTCCGCAGCGGCGGCAGTACCATCTGCGGCAAGCACGGACATAAATGCGGCATCGGCGCTTGGCAAAACGCCTGCGCTCATTAGGGATGCACCAATCTCTGCCCCCACGCCGCCCGTAACTACGGCTATGGCCAGCGCTTCAATGATTTGGGGCGTGACGACCTGCGATAGCGCATCGCCTAGCTGTCCCAAAAAGCCACCCCCAGTGTCATGGTGATAGACGGGAATGCCAGTCTCTGGGTCGATACCCATGTAGGTTGAACCGGCTGGAGCCGCAGCCAGATTGGCCGCATAATTTGGATCAGCCTGCAACCTAGCGTTGGTGGCTTGTTGGCTTTCCTCCCAAGCGTCGTCTCTTGCCATGTTATTGCTCCACGTTCATGATGCCGACCATCTGACAGGCCCAGTCTTGCCACGTAGCGAAGCCTCGGGAGTCGGGAATGCCGGAGTTGTTGAAATTACCGATGCCGTTCATGCCGTCCACCCACTCGCGCCATTTTTCCTCGGGCACGGTGCCAAGTTGGTTCTGCGCAAATAGCTCTGCCATGAGGGCACAGTAATAGTCCCACGTCATGTTGCGCGGAGTATTCGCGCCCTTGGTGGTTTGTTTTGTAGTCAGCAGAAATAATTTCTTCGGGTGTCATGCTTATCTCCTCAAAGCGTTGTTGAGCGCGAAGGCCCAATCTTGCCACGTACCGAAGCCACGGCTATCCGGAACACCGGAGAACCGGCCAATGCCCGCCAGTGCATCCGCCCACGTCGTCCACTTGTCTTCGGGCACGGTGCCAAGCTGGTTTGCGGCGAACAGCTCCGACATGAGCGCGCACCAGTAGTCCCATGTGAAGTTGCGTGGGTCATAGACCTGCGCGATCATGGATTGCCCGTCGAGCGTACATCGCCCGTGGTAAGTGACAGCAGCACCCGGCCCGTCTGGTAGGTGCCGCCCGCGACATTGGACTCAAACCGCAACCGCATCTCGCGGCGCTGCTCGCGCATGTCGATCTTTAGCGTGCCGGGGGAGAAGGTGTACGGCGCGGAGTCTTGCGCGGTTTCGTCCGCGTAGCCCTCACCCGTCACCACCACGGTCATGTCGCCGCTCTGCACGAAGTCAGGCTCAATGCGCTCGATGCGGGTCCACAAGTTATCGCCGGGTTGTTGTTGGGTGCCCACCAGCCCGCCCAAGGTGCCCAGGCTGTAGGTCTCAAAGTAGCTCTGCACGGCATCCACGTTGGTCAGGTAGATGGAGTCCGTGCCGGTCTCGTGCTGCCACATGGTGTATTTGCCGGTGCCGTTGGCCTCGTTTCCTGCCCAAACGGGCTTTGGGAACACCTCCGAGAACACACCCGCCGAGCGATGGGCGCCCAATGCCTGGCCCGCGTCGTACCACGCCTTATCTCGCACGTTGTAGATTACGGCGTCGGTGCATTCCGTGGCATCGCCCTTGGGGTAGAACCACCAGATTTCTCCGAAACGGGGCACCTTGCAGGCCCATACCTTCTGGCGCTGGGCCAGATTAATGTTGTCGAAGAACCAGTTCTGGTTGTTGTTGTTGGGAATCTCCTGGACCGCGCCGTTGTAGGACAGGAAGCGGTCCACACCCGCCCAATAGAAGATGCCGTCGTACTCGACCATGCTGTTGGAGGACATGATCGAGGTCTGGCTGCTCACTAGGTCATAGGTCCAATAGTAGTTCACACCGCCCGCAGAGGATGGCGCAAAGCTCACCCGGATCAGGGCGTCGGCGGCCCAGAACAGGCCGGATGGCGACGTGGAGCCGCCACGGATAGGTAGGCCCTTGACGATCTTGCCGGTGGCCACGTTGTTGGAGTTGGCGTCAGCAGCGACCCAGTTGGCGAAGTCTCCCGCGCTGCAATTCTGGATCAGGCCGTTGTTGCCGTACACGAACAGGTACGGGTGGAGCACCACGCAGCCACCGGACACCGCGATGTTGTTGTCAAAGGTGGCTGTGATGCTGCCCGTGGCCGTGGCCGCCGCCGACATCGTAACCGCCGTGCCCAGGATAGACACCACCGTGGTGCCCGCAGGGATGCCGGTGCCCGTGATGCTCTGGCCCGCGCCCACGCGCACATTAGACGCGGCTAGGGTGAAGGTGGTAGTGCTGTTGGTGCTACCCGCCGCCGTGAACACGCCCACCTTGGACATCGTGAGGCTGCCCGACGTGCCGGGGAAGGTGCCATACAGCACCGGCGTGTTCACCGTAGAGGTCATGTACGACAGGTTCTGACCGGGATGCGCCACCAAATTGTTGGTATTGTTGCCGGTGGAGTCGAAGGCGATGTCGAACTGCCACAGGTTGTTGTCGCTGGCCGTAAAGTTGCTCAGGCTGTAGGCATACGGACCGGAGCCCACGCCGTCGTCGTTGTCCGTGATCCACTGCTCAAGGCCGTTGTCGTACCCCGAGACCACGTAGTTGAACCCATTCACGGCGGTCATGGCCATGCCGCGCGATACGCTCGTGCCGTTCAGGAAGATGCCCTTGTACCCCCCGATCTTGCGGGGGCGGTTGCGTTGGAAGCGAACCCACTTGCCGTCCACGTAGCAAGGCGCGTCAAATCGCGTGCCGTCCCGCTGGATGCCAGCGGGTATATCCATGGAAATGACTTTTTGGGTCATTAGAAGCTGCCCCCAGCCACGCCACCCAACGCGGTGACGGTGCCCGCCATAGTGAGGCCGGAGGCTTGGTAGTAGCCCACCTGGGTGTTTGCGATAACCAGCCCGACCTGTCCCGTGTTGGGTAGGTAGAGGCCGGAGTTCAGGTCCCCAGAGAATTTTATGGAGGGGACGGACAGGGAGCCATTGCCCACCGTCAGCGAGGTAACGGTACTTGACGAGCCCGAGGCGGCGTTGTAGACGTTCGTGCCATCGCACACCAGCACCAAGGACGTGCCCTGCGCGATGGTGACGGTGGCGCCGCCCACGACAGCAGTCTTGACCGTGAAGGTGTAGGAGCCCGTGGTGTTGTTGGTGAAGGTGTAGAGCTGGACCGTGGACGGAACGATCACGATCTGGTTGCTGGCCAAGACGCCCGCATACTCCTGGATCGTGTTCGCGGCTTGCGTGGACGATAGCGTGAGCGTGCCGCCCGTGACGGACAGTGAGAGCTGGGTGTACGCAAAGGTATTGGACCGGCCGTAACCGAAGGTGTTCCATCCGGTGCCGTTGGAGACGATCACCAAGGACTCCGCGAGCTGGAGCTGCTGGCTGGCGTTGCCGTCGATGGTGTCCGTACCGGCTGGCGTCAGCGTCAGGATACCGGTGCCGTTGTTGCGGATCATGCAGAACCAGTTCGCACCCACGGTAGCCGCTGATGGCAGCGTCAGCGTGCCCACCCCGCTAGACCACACCACGAACTGCGCGCGCACGGTGGCAGGCAGCGTGGCACTTGAGTAGTAGTTCGCCACCGAGTAGGACTGATTCAGCGTGGTGCCAATGGCCATCAACCCGTACCCAGCCAGCGCGGAGGCGTTGGCGGAGGACGTGCCCGCACCGAACACCACGGAGGCCCACGTGCCGTTCGTTGTGGTGTTGTCCGTCAAGAAAATGAACTCCGCAACCCCGGAGGCCACCGTGATGATGGTGCCGCCCGAGGTATCCGTGACGGTAAAGGCGATGGCTCCGACGTTGCGCACCAGAACAGACTGGCCGGTGGATACCTGCGTAGCGGGGGGCAGCTCCAAGAGCAGGCTGCCCACGGTGGCCGTCACGTCGATGATGTTGCTCACCGGCGTGTTGTCGTTGCCGTTGATGGGCCACTGCAGGATCGTATTGGCGCTGATCGTCAGGGCCTCGTAGCTTACTGAGGAGGGGTTGATCGTCTGGCCAGAAAATGGCGAAGTATATGCTGTCATGTTTAGGAGTCCTGAACGATGGATTGGCGGTCACCAACGCGGAGCTGGTCTTCGGTCTTCAGCGCGGCCAACGCGGCGTCAAATAGGCCGCTCCAGACAGCCAGACGGGCGTCGTCCTTCAGGAACGGCGCGGTCTGCTTGAGGGTGCCGTACAGCAGGGCGTTGGGGGCGTTTTGGGTCAGCCAGTTGGTCTGGTTGTCCGAAGCCAGCGGCTGCAGCCGGGTGTAACACAGCGTCTCAAATGCGAAGGCGCTGCTCGGGGTTGGGGCCACGAACCAGTGGTCGGCGTCGTAGTCCGCGTAGTAGAGGGGCACACCGGTGGCTGTCACGTCGGGGGCATATGAGCTAAGGTACTCCAGCTTGCGCAGGAGTATGGGCTGCTTCTGGCCGGTCGTGGTGGTCAGGGTCATAGACACCGTCTTGCGCCAGCGCGCGGGCTTGGCGATAACCGGGTTGCCGGTGTTCATGGCGCCGGTGGCTACCAGCATCTGCCCGAGGGTCTTAATGTCCTGCGCTATCTCGAACTCGGCCAGCATAATGGCCGTGGGGATAAATTCCACCACCGCAGCGTCGGTACGCTCTAGGTACTGGAGTACCGTAGACGTAAGGCTGTCGTAAGTTAGGACGGCGGCGGGTGTAGTCATTTGTCGGCCTTGTTGTCTAGCTTCTCAAAGATTTGCTTGCAGATAGACTTTATCTCGTCGATGTCCCGGTGGTAGTCGTCTTTGGTGACAAACTCTTTCTGCATGCCCCGAACATCATTGTCAAGACGTTCCACCGCTCTGGTAATGCTGTTGATCGTCCAGCCCCCGAAGAAACCGACGAGGCCTAAGCCGATATTGAATAGCATCTGCGCGTCCATGGCGTACCCTATTAAGCAAACGGGCGCGTGCCAGTTTTGTCGATTATAAGAGCCTGACGCCGGGGAAGTAAGCCAACGGCGCTAGGGACGCTGATATGCGTCCAAGCATCAAACTCACGGATGATCTGGTCATAGGGTAAACCCGCAGCGATGATGGCGCGTACCACTTGGTCAGGAGTCATTCCGGGAACACGGATGTCCGCAGCACAGCCCACGCGATGTTGGGAGGTGTCTTTGGAACCAACGGCGTCGTTGACCGCTTTAGATCGGAAGGCGGAGTTGACCATGATGGGCTTACCTCCGAGGGCAGACTTGACGACTTCCAGAAACTCAGCAAGGCGCTGCAGGTTGGCTTTTTCTTGGTCATTGGGCGTATTGTCGAACTCGCGGTGGTCGGTGTGGGTCAGCTCTTCAAGGGAGAAATTCGGTGTCAGCTGGGTCATTTTGCAGCAACCCCCTTGATCTTCTCAACGGTGCGCAGGCCACCGAGGCCGAGCATGCCCAGCATCACCGGCATCATCTCGGTAAGGTTGGCGGGCGACAGCTCAAGAGGGTGACCCGACAGAGCCAGTCCCAGCTTGGCGATGGGCAGGCCGATCCAATTCCACGTGCAGGCAGCGCCGCAGACCCAACCGATGAAAGGACGCCAGCCGGAGACAAACACTGCTGGATTGGCCGCTTCGACCTTGTTGATGTCAAGCTGGCCCTGCACGACCATCACGGCGGCAGCAAGTTGCTGCTTTTCAGCCTCAGTCTTGTCCGGCCATATTTTGTTGATTACGGTGCTTGCAAGGTCAGATACAGCACCCAGTCCAGTAATGTCCATCATTTGCCCCGGTTGATTAATTCAAAGAGAGTCTTGATCTTGTCCTCAAGGACAGCGACCCGCAAGTCCAGCTTGGATAGGACGATGATGAGCGTGATGAGTGCAAACAGTATGGGCCATGCTCTAGCCAATATTTCAAACAAGTCCATCACGCTCTCCAGTTTTAGTCAGTCCCACCTAGGGCTTCAACATCCTGTACAACCTTATCAATGGTTTGTTTGAGCAGCTTGAAGAACGCATCCTTGCCTACCTGCAACTGTTGAAGCTGGAAGTTGGTAGAGGCAATCTTGCGGTCTAAGTCCACACAATGCTGGAATAGAAGCATCTGTTGCTCGGTAAATGTATTGGCATCATGCTCAATTCCATCTATCGTCACAATCTGAGGGGTATTGGTTTTACTCATGTTGTGGTTCCTTTCAATTTACAGTTATTAAAATGCCAGCGACTCATGTTTGCTAAATCGCCGACCTTGGCACAGTAAGGGCAAGTGACTCGCGGAGCAGATAGTCTGGCTACACGAATTTTTTCCCTCGCTGATTCCGAGTGCGTTTTCCCGTACATCACGTTTTTGCGTCCTGTATGGGCCAACGATTGTTTTTTCTTGGTTAATTCAGAAACCGTAAGTAAACGGCGTTTTTCCAAGGCGCGGTCATATGATTCTTGAGAATGCCTGACACCAATTTTACGTCTAGTTTCTTTAGTAGGGTTGGCGCAGCCATCTCCTCCAGCCGTCAAGTTGGTTAACTTAAAACCAAGACGTTTAAGCTGATCAATTCTTTCCACCTCCGCAAGCAGCACCAATTCTTCGTCTGCATGCTCAAAAATTTTTTGATGTTGGAAACCGCCAGCTTTGTTGACCACATTGTGCCAATGTCGGTTCCGGTTTCTGATGGTTTTTAAGCGGTCACGGGTGCCTTTCCCAACGTAAAACACTACGCCGGTATCTGGCCTGCAATGTTCGTAAAGGTAAAACACAGGCAGCGTCCCGTTACCAAGGCAGGGCTTGGGCTGTCGGGCTGACAGGTGGGTTCATCATGCTGTCGATTTGGCCTTGTACGCACGATTGGGCGCTTGACAATGCGGACTCGGGAATCCATGCAATGACTTGGGCCTCCGTCAGTTGGGCGTAGGGGGTGAAGCTGCTGCCCTGTGCAATGGTGTACTGCTCAGACAGACCGATGTTGGCGGTGTAAACGCCGTCGGTGCCTCTAACGTCGTACTGTACGGTGACGACTACATCGGTCTGCCCATCGACTTGGGGCAGGGTGTACATGGTTTGGACGGTGGTGACGAAGGTGGTCATGGTTAATTTCCTTAGTTAAACAGAAGTTACGGTTTCCCAAGCAGTTGCACCGCCAATGCGTAGCTTGTTGAGGGTAGTATCAAAG